AGAATGATGTATTTGAAAAAATATTAGATGATACACATAGTAGTGTGTTGTTTAGATATTGTAGCGATGATGCCACCAGAACTCGTGGCCCGGCTATTGATTGTGTCGTGTATGATGAAGTACAAGATATACAGCACGACCAGATACCTATTATTCAAGAAACTATGGCAATGTCTCCATACAAACGGGAGATATTTGCAGGTACTCCGCTAGACTCAACCAATACAATTCATAAAATCTGGAAAACCAGCAATCAGCTGGAATGGATGATGAAGTGCGAATACTGCACACATTGGAACTCACTCACCGAAGGGAACGACCCCCTGAAAATGATTCAGCCTCACGGGTTTAGTTGCAGCAAATGCTGTAAACAGTTAAACTCCAGGAATGGGGAATGGGTTGCTACAAATCCCGTAAAAGCTTTGCTTACAGGCTATCATCTAGCGCAGCCTATATTGCCTCATTTTAACGAAGACCCTAAAGAGTGGAAAGAAATATACGAAAAAGTGCATAGCGGCAAGAACGAGGTTCGAGTTGTTATGAATGAAACTTTCGGATTATCATACGACATAGGAAGTAAACCTATAACTCAGGAAGAACTCATACGTCTATGTACACTAGGCCCACAATCAGGGTCGGTAGACGAACACAGAGACCTTCCGATATTAGCTACCAGCCAACACAGATACATCAAATACACAATGGGGGTAGATTGGGGTGTAAGCATGGCACAGTCTAGAACAGTGGCTACCTTGATTGGTGTGCGTAATGATGGTGTATTGGAAGTGATCATGGCTAAAATATTCAGAGGGCATGATCATGAGGCGCATATACGACAGATAGCAGATATAGCCAATATGGTTGGAGCTTTCTGTGTGAGTGACAGTGGGCCTGATCCAATTCGTGGAATCAAACTATGCGAGCTTACCAGTCCTCAAAGGTCTCAGTTGGCTGCATATAGAAGAACTAAAATGATTCAACATTTTGAGCCTGGAGTATATGATTGGAGACAAAACCGTTGGGTTCTTCATAGGTCTGACGTAATATCGCTAGTTATGAGGCAGCTAAAAGCAGGAAACATCCTATTCCCTCAATGGACTGATGTGAACGAGTACATGCAGGACATACTAAACATATTCATTGAGGTAAAAGACGGACTGTTTGGTCAGGAACTGATTTACGACCACCACCCAAAACAGCCAGACGACGCCATGCACAGTCTTGTGTTTGCTGCTTGTGCCGCCTACATGGCTGTAGGCGACGCCGGGTTGCTGGGACCTAGCTCAACAGCAGGTGAAGACATGAGCTAAAAGAAACCCACTCTGCGTACCTCTTCTTTTTCATATCTGGTGTTCGCTCCCATATTATATATATCAGCCAAAGTCATACCCTCTTCAATAACTGAGTGGTCTAACCCCAGATGCTTTGCTAGCTTCACACTCTGAGCACGATCTAGCTCCTTGAACTCGTGACATAGCTTTAATCTTCCTTTACGCAGTAATGCCTCATCAATCTTATCTTTCGATGTATTGAATGTTGCTATAACACTGATATTTAGAGCATGTCCTAAAAATCCGTCAGTCAGATTTAAAATAGTAGAAACCAAATCTGAGTTATCTACTGACTCACGACTTAATAGAGCTTTCTCTGCATCCTCAATAACAAGAACAATATCTTTGTTTCCCATGAGGAGAGGCATCATATCTGGAGAAACAAGCTTGCCTATCAAGCCTACAGGAATATAAGCAAGTTTCCTTTTAATAACTCCAGAGCAAAGGTATTTGATATAGGACGATTTACCTGTTCCTGGCGCTCCATGAAAAAGATACAGTCCTGATTTGGTGGTATTCAAGCTATTGACAAGCTCTTCGCTGATACCTACGAAAGTATCTCCGTAGTTTAGAGCAATATCGGTGCTCATATCCTCTGTAGGTATCGAAGTAAACTCAAGGTCACCATAAGAGCTAGATAAAATGAATATCTTGCTCTTTTGTTGAATTTTATGGGAATCAAATAGCGTTGCAAGCTCTGAGGCTTGATTGTTGTCAACACAGACTGCTTTGATACCTACATACACATCGCTCGAGGAGTCGTGATAGCCTGGAGAGAAAAGACGAACTTCGCTAAACGGATATATTGTTTCTCCGTCTCCTCTTCTGAAATAGACCGACAATAGAGCTCCTTCGAACTTGGTGCCAGCCTTTCCAGCCCATATACCTTCCTCAAACAGTTGTTCTCCGACCTTTGTAAAAGAAGAACTGAAGGAATCGAAGTACTTACCAACATCCTCTAGAGAGGACATGGTGAAGTCTTCAGAGAAATTCAATGTAGTAGGTATGTAGCCATACATTACATTGAATAGGTACAGCAGATTAATTCCTTGATTGGCTGCGGTAGGAGCAAAGAATGATCGTCCTATCGTAGATTCGCAGTTTAACGGATGCATGCGTTTACGTACCTCTCGGTTATTTTAATTTTCTCGTCAAATATTTCCTGCAAAGCTTCGTTCTTTTCAGTATCATCACCCTCTCTTTCACTCATAATAGCTCGAGGGAAAAGATTCGGAGGCTTGTGTAGTCCATAGGCATGAAAGATAGCTCCTGCATATACCCTGACTTCTGGAGAAAAGTCTAGTTCCTCTCCTCGTATCAAATAGGCTTCTGTGAGTCCGCAAATCAGTTCTTCTGCCTCGAGAGGGTTTATTTCATCGAGGTAGTCTAGCTGGTTATTGAAAAGGTAATTGATAGTCTCGAAAACATAGATACTGTTCTCGTACTGATCTGTAGTAAGTAGCGTTATACCTCCTTGAATTTTGTCTGACTGCAGGTCAGATAGCTCTACCCCATAATCTTGCTTAATTTCAAGCTTCAGAACTTCAGGAGCCCACTCATAAGACTCTGCTCCATAAACCTCTGTCACAAGATAGATCAAAGCGGTTACAGGAGCTTTTTCATCTTCAAATATTTCTTTTATTGTTTTTTTATTACTCATGATTACTTTATGAACAGACTGACCAAAATGATGCCGACAAGTAAACCGACAAGCAAGTCGTCTAGATCAAATCTAGGGTCGTCTGGAGGATGATAGCACATAACTTAAAGTATTTAATAATATTGCCATACACCTTAGCAAACTTTAACAGAGCAGTACAGTTAAATGTTGGTAGGCAGGAGAGGTGGTAAAATAAAAAACCCGGAGGGTTAGTCCGGGTTAGTTAGCTCTGTTTGGTTAGGTATCGTAACCTTTACCTAATCGCTCTAACAATCTCTTGTGCGTAGAATCAGGGTTCAAAGCGCTAAAGTTGCTTGAGTTCGGTTGCCCTACCAGACCTCCGAGAGGACCGCCTTTCATTCGACTATCTATTTCGCGCATAACAGGTTGAGCGGCGCGCTCTAACCGAGCCAGCTCTTCCTCAGAGGCTCCAGATTGCATTGCCTGAATAAACTGCTGCATAGTTTCTTTTCCTTCCTGAGATGGTGCGTAGCGATTGATTGTATCTCCAAGGAACTCTGAGCTGTTTTCTGGAGGAGAAAATCTTGGGATATGTCCGGACATGTGTTCGTCTAGCTTACGGTAACCTGTGCCTTTAAGTTCGCCGTAAAGTCTTTCCATCTCTGCACGACCTTCAGGGCTTCTAAGCTTTTTAACTCCTGCAGCTGCTGAATTCCTCCAATTTGCTAAATGCTCGGCAATTTCCGGAGCTTGTTTAAGCCCAGAATTTCTCAAGGCAGCCAACTCATGCATGGCTCCTCCACTCTTTAGAAGGAAAGCTGCTTCCTGGCTATTAAACCCGTACTCATTTGCTCTTTTTATAAAGCCTTCTACGTATGCTTGTTCTACACTCATAATTTATTTTGTTGTTAGATTGGGCGCAGTCCTGTTAACTCTTCGAGAAGTTTTACATCACTGCGAGGCATTGTGGGCAAGATTTCTGCAATCTTTTCAGGGTCTGCAGGATCGATACCACTATCTCCGAATGCTTCCTCATAGCGTTCCTTACTGATCTTGACGAGATCATCTAGTTTATATTTGTCTCCATGCACTTCGACATAACTCAGATCACTAGCGATTTTAACTATCTGCTCTGTAAATATACAGTCTACAGGATCACCTAAAAGTTGCGCTACTTTAGTCTTATCGTAAAGACCCTCCATACTTTCAATATTGTAGCAAGTCTCGGCAATCTTCATGACCTCTTCGACACTGGTCATGTTATGCAAGTCTTCAGCGATCTTGTTGTAAATCTCCTTGTGCTCATCGCTAGCTAGCTTCGTGCTCCTTCTCCAGAGCTCAGATTGAAGACTAGAAAGGTCTGGATAAAACAGTCCTGCATACTTTGCCAGCAGATCAGGAAGCTCGTCCACACCTAGCTCTTGTGCAGCTTTTAAGAAATTTCCAGCGGTCGATACACGCACCTCAAAAGGGAAATTTGAAATATTTTTAGTGAAGTGCTCGGCCGCTTCAGAGAGATCAGAGGCAGTCTTAACAGGATACAACTCAAAAGAACTGTCCGGAGCTGGCGACCAGTTGAGCATATAGCGCTGCGCATAGTCAGAGGCCTGTTTTTCGTTAAAGCTCGAACCATACTCCTCCAAGTCTTCTGAGATACCAAAAATATCTGCAGCTTGCTTAATAGCGCTTTCTAACTGCGAAGCGTACTCTTTACCGTACAGCTTAGCGATGGCTGCCTGCTTGTTTATGAAATGAGCGTTGCTAACATACACCCTGGCTGGGGTGTTGATAGGATATATCCCTCTGTTAGGATCAGCAAAAGCAGTCTTCGGCAGGTCACGTAACTCATGCAAATCTTCGACTTCGGCAGTCTTAACATATTCTGGAATATTGACTCCTGACAACATGTTAAATATTTCTTTGCCTGAGTAATCTGTTTGTTGATCAAATGCTATTTTCATGATTTCATTATACTATGTTACTAAATTCTTTCAATTCTAAAATAAATTTACCTAGCGTAGTCTCTAAACTCGGAGCGAACACGTCAGATTTTGAGTTTGTCCGAATTCCATTGTTTGGCTGGTATGCGAGAGCAAAGGCTAGTGATTTCGTTGGTAATATTTTTGATTTTTTCCCAATTAAAGATTGGAACAAGCTTTACAGTATTGTCTGCAGAGACTTCACCGACTGTTTTGATTTCAATTTACCATATTCTGAGTATGCTGAAAAGACTCTTTTCAGAGACCAGGCAAAAATAATGCAGTTTCAATCTGCCTGGATAATGAGCTTGCAGGAGGCGGTATCTGCGAGAGCCCGGCATAACGACAAGATTATGTACTTCAAAGACATCTTGGAAGACCTAGGCATGCCTACTTTGATAGGTAACAGAATAGGGTACTTGAACGAGCGAGTGCTTAAAGCTTTTCCTAACCTAAAACTAGACAGCAAGTACAAATACAAAAAGACGCTGTTTATACCAACATTCGCCTCTCCAAAGCATATATGTTCTCTTGAAGTGGCAAGGCTGTCGGATATTCACGAAAGAGAGACAGTATTCATAAATGGAGAGTTTGGCTGGTACGGCAAGCAAGGAACACAAATAGTCAGGGATTTCAACGAGCTTAAAGGCAAAATAGGCAATACGTGGAATTATAAGAATGACTACTGGAATACAACACCCGTACAGCTATCTGATCTCCTGGGCACTGAACAGTTGATAAAAATATGGAGTGAAGCCAAACACTCTAATTTTATCCAAAATCTAACAGATCTAATGATAGGCAAGCAAGGTAACGATGAGTTGAAGAACCACGTACCTATGCTGAATTATACGCAAGTCCAAGAGCTAGAAAAAAAGAGTGGTCAAAAACTTGTTGATTTCTGGATGAAGAGTCGAGAACAGCAGTTCACTGTACAGAATAAAACGTACGTAAAAAGAGATAAAGCGTACTTCCTTATCAAAAAGAACGAGGAAGAGCAGCTGTCTAACTTTACAATGGATATACAGCAGATACGTAAAAAAAATGAAGATGACTTTATATGGTGTGGAATGGTCTACTTTGAAGAGCACGCTGTCCCTTTTGAGCTTGAAGATAAATACTTCACATCTTGTTTTTTGTTTGTAAAAGGAATCCGTAAAATGTTTTTGAATCTAGGTATAGGCATTCCTTTCATAAACGAGAAATATGTGAAACAGTTGCTGACCATGATTCAACTGACATGCCATAACGTCAAGATAGTGGCAGAATAACTGACAGGTAAAAAAGACTCTCCCTACCTCACACCCCTTGTGAGATAGGGAGATTGTTACCCACCCAGAAAATGGTGGACTCGAGGGGAGTTGAACCCCTGTCCTGAACGTCTTCACTACAGATTTCTACACGTTTAGCTTTGTTTTTTAGTTTAAATAGACGTCGCCAACAAGCAGGCTACGTTTTCTCGATAATCCATTTGTCTCGTTATGTGAAAGCAGGATTAAGTCTTTCACAAACCAGTCCGCTGCGTGTTACCCTGAAGCTTAGCAGACAGTCAGCTTCAGGCACTCCCTAGGCAGCGAGGAGAGCGTCAGCGTCTGCGTACCCGAAGGCAGCGAGAATCGCGTCAGCTTCTTCAACCGAAGGAGCGAAGTCAACAATGTTAGTGTTGGCGTTTGCTTTTTGTCCAGATGTTTTTACGAGGCCAACCAGACTTCCTCGACGTGCGGTCCGTAATTCCAACTCTCAGTCGAAACCAGTACGAGCCCATATAGAAAGGTTACTACACCAACAGGTAAAAAAGCAAGTAATAGAAAACCCCACACACAATTTTTAGCTGTGTGTGGGGTTGGGGACGTAATGGTTAGATTACGTTACCTTTCCACCACTTGCATTTTATTTTACGAGAATGCAAGAACTCGTCGCTGTTTAGGCTAAG